GACCAGGGCCACGACAACCAGCATAGGTTGGTTGAACAACCAGGCGAGTACGCCGGTGACGATCAGCGCCAGGATGTTCAGAATGAGGGAATAGGTGATGGGTTGCACGGCAGTCCTTTTCTTGTTGTTGTGGAGAGTCAGAAGTGACTGACTGTGCCACAACCGGGGCTGTCGGTCAAGATTTGCGGGTGAAGCCGAGTGCTGCATAGTCAAAGTCCGCGACGATGTTCTCAACGAAGCCGGGAGTGCCCTTGATGATCGTCTGACGCTCCCCCGAGTGGCCCTTCAAGTGGTTGTTGAACTCGTCATACACGTCGATCACCAGAGCCACGTTGGGTCCAGATTTCTTTTCCCGCAGACCCCGGCCGATGCGTTGGCGCAACGCGACTTCAGCTTTCCCGCCACCGGCGAGCACGATCATGCCAATTGAGGGCACGTCCACACCCACGTCAAGAATGGTTGAGCCGATCAGCACATCAAGCTGGCCGCAGCCGAGTCGGTTCAGACAGTCCTGGCGTGTTGCCTGGTCGGAGTCCCCATCAATAAACTCGACGCGCACACCGGCGCATTCGAGGATCTTCTTGAGAACCCCGCCGTGGGCTTTGTGCTGGACAAGCATCATGGCGTTCAGTCCATACTTCATGCCACGCAGCACCTCCACGCACATGAGCTTGTTGCGGTGTTCGTTATTGACGATGCCGCTTGAATAGGCGCGCTGCCAGGGTGTGCTACGCAGCAGATCGCGGGGCTTACGCGCCTCATCGAGCTTTAAGAACTTGAAGTAGGGCTTTGCCAGGATGCCGCGGTCAATCAGCATCTTCTCGGTGATCTTTATCGCAACCGGGCCGCAACTTGCGAGCAAGCGCATGTTGGCTTCCTCGTCGTCCTTCATGAACGGGGTGGCGGTGAGTGCCAGGCGGTAATGGGCGTTCTTGCAGGCCGCCATGACCTCGTAGAACCCGGTGCCGGAGGTCTCATGGGCTTCTTCCGCGATCACAAGCTCAAAGCGTTCAAGAATGGAGATCGTTGCCAGGCGCATCTTCTCGTGGCGAACAACCTTGGTCTTGAGTTGGGCGATTTCCTCATCGGTGACCGCGCCGGGTGCTTCGCGCTTCAAAAGCTCGTTGACGCGGGTGCCGATCAGGTGGGGCAGCACCTTGTCTGCCTTCAGTTTGGTGCGCAGGGCGTCGATCTTCTTGGCAAAAGCGGTGTTTCTGCGCTGCTCAAGGGCGGTTTTCTCACCCTCAAGGGTTTTGCTCTCAAGCCGCTGGGAAAGGGTCTGCACCATACCCACGCAGAACTTGGAAATACGCCGGCCATCGCTGCCGTCGGCTTTCACGTAGGGGATGCCCCACTCACCGTCGCCCAAAACCGCGACTTCCTCGCCCATTTCAACCACGGCGTCCCTCATTTGGTACATCAGGATGCCCCGAGTGGTCACAAACAGGGTAGGGCGGGCAATTCTGCGGTACGCCATGCGGCAGATGCGTGACTTGCCCCCGCCGGTGGCGACTTGGGCAATGATTTGCTTGTGCTGCACCAGGCGATCCACCGTAATGGGCTGGTAGTCGTAGCGTTCGGTGTAGCCGAATGCGTCAACCTCCGGGCGCTCTGGTCCGAGCGGGTCTGGTGCGGGTTTGGCGACCAATTGGACCTCATGGCCGGCTGCCTGGAGGCCGCGAGACACCATATTGACGAAGCCAGCAGGGAAGTGACCCTTCTCAAAGTTGAAAAACGAGCTTTTGCCGTTCCAACTGCCCGACTGAAACGACGGCATGTGCTCCGAACCCTGGACGCTGTAGCTCAGAAGCCGGTGTACTTCCAGCTTTGCGGCCTTGTCTGCATTCAGGATTCGCGCGTCCACCGCGTTGTAGGCAATCTGAATCATGGTTCCCTTGAAATGGCTATTGCCAAAGTGCTTATATGTGGCTAAACTTGCCAGTCATTGCTGACTTACCCAAATTATAGACTGTTGCATGAATAACCCAAAGATAGAGATTGAATACCACGCGCCTAGCGGGTTAAAACCAAATCCGTGGAACTCCAACAAAGTTGGCCCGGAAATGGAAGTCCGCCTGGAGGCCAGCATCCGGGAGTTCGGCTTCATTCGCCCGATTCTGTGCCGGGAGCTTGACGACGGCAGCCTGGAGATTCTGGGCGGCGAGCACCGCACCCGCAAGGCCGCTGAACTGGGTATCGAGTCCGTCCCGGTGGTGGTCCTGAAGAATGTCGATGACAAACGCGCCAAGGCGATGGGCCTGGCAGACAACGGACGCTACGGCCAGGACGACGCACTCAAGCTGTCAGAGATTTTGAAAGACATTGGCGACGAGTTCGTCGGCATGTTGGCGTTCAGTGAACAAGACTTGGCTGGCATCTTCGCAAGCTCATCGGTGAACCTCGATGACCTCGGGTTTGACGATGACGCAGACAGCAGCGAATTGACCCCTGCAGACGCGCCACGCTCGACGATCACCCATCAGGTGATGCGCTTCAAGGTTCCCGTTGAGGACGCAGAGCGGGTCGAGAAATTCATCCAGAACATCGTCAAGACGCGCGGCTTCTCCAGTGAGCAGGACTCAATGGTGCAAGTGGGCATGGCGCTGGTCGAAATCATCAACGCTGCCAAGGAGACCATGTAATGACCGTCAAGGCGATCAAGATAGTCAAAGCCAGTCAAGGCTGGGAAGAGTGCGGATTTTGTGCCTACCGGGAATCTGAAGTCTGCGGCGAGTGCGAAGAGGGCGACATGTTTGAAGAGGGCGAGCCGGAAGACGCGCTGGGGCAGGTGGATCACCTGTTGGCAGCATGATGACCATCGCCGCCCGTGACGCAGCGGGGAAGCCTTCAATGTGGCATGTGGACACAAAAAACATTACCGAGGCTAAGTCAGTCGTGACTGACGCCATTACCGAACAAACCAAGAGCAAGCCAGTCGCTGTACTGGCGCTCGTCATTCCCGGAGCAGAACTATGAGCAACACCCTTCAAGAACCCCAAACCCCTGCGGAACAGAGCGAAGTCGATTACGGCGAACACCTGATCTGGCGCATGGTGGGGTCTAAGATCGTCACCTTTGGTGCCAACGTCAACGGCGAAATCTTCCTGTGCACCGAGAAAGACGGCGTGCAGTTGGAACTCATCATCGGTACTGATGAGCGAGGCGACATTGCCCTGTTTGAAGTCGAGAAAACCGTGGTGGCAGCATGAGCGCCCCCAAGATCAAGATCAAGATCGAACTCTGGCCCATCGAGAACCTGATTCCGTATGAGCTAAACGTCAAGAAGCACGACAAGACGCAGGTGGCAAAGATTGCCGCCTCGATTGCCAAGTCGAACTTTCACCAGCCCATCGTGGTTGATCGCGACGGCGTGATCATTGCTGGGCATGGCCGGCGCCTGGCTGCCATCGAGCTGGGTCTGAAGCAAGTTCCGGTGTGGCAGCGCAACGATCTGTTTGGCGACACATCGCGGGCCGCGCGCCTGGCAGACAACCGGGTTGCTCTGTCCGACATTGACCCGGACATGCTGCGCACCGAGTTGAAGGGTCTGGAAGACGACCTGGCTGGCATCTTCGACGACAAGGAGCTGGAGTTCCTGAAGGCCGATCTGGGCGAAATGAACATGGGCGCCTTTGTTACTGACATGGGTGCAGTGCTGGACGACCAGAAGTCTGAAGTGGATGCGGTGATGGACCGGGCGACCGGCGCCGGGGTTCGCGTTCTCCTGTCAAAAGCCTTTGGGTTCAAAGACGTGTCTGCTGCCGGGGTGATTGCCATCAGTCAGTTCATGGCGCGCGCAGAAGCCGCTACGGGTCTGAAACAAGACGCTGCACTGGTCGCCTATGCCGAGGTCGTTCGGTGATCAAGATCATCAAGGTTGTGCCCTGGCAAGACGCCGAGGCACTCAACCAAATCACGCTGATGCACTTGAAGTGTTTCCGCGCGGAAGAACTCGACGAGTCCCTGTTCCAGCGCGGCTGGTGGTGGATTGCCCAAGACGACGGCGAGCCGGTTGGATTTGCCGGGATGGTGCAGTCCTATCGCTGGGGCGATGCGGTGTATTTCTGCCGCGCTGCGGTATTGCCAAAAGCACGTGGCAACGGACTGCAAAAGCGTCTGATCGCTACCCGCACTCGCAAGGCAAAACAACTGGGAATGAACTGGGCCATCACCGACACCCGGAAGAACCCCGCCAGCGCAAACAGTTTGATCAGCGCTGGCTTTCGCATGTACGAGCCTGCTCTGCCTTGGGGTTTGAAAGACGGCTGCTACTGGAAAAAGAGGATCAACGCATGAACGACCTCTACATCGCGGTGCTGATTCTGGCATCGAGTGCACTGACTGTGTTCCTGCTCTGGCAATACCAAGCCGGGGCGTCGTTCCGATTTGAACAATGGCTCGATATGGTCGCATGGCGCACGGTAAGACTGATCAATCGCATCAAGGCTGCCGTCATCAACTCGCTCCCGGACTGGCTGATCTACGCCTGCGCGTCCGAGGTGTACCACTACGCCGTGTCGAGCAAATTCAAAAACACTGACCCGCACGAAATTCGTGCCATCACTGCGCTGCGGCGCTGGAAAAACAAATGATCCAAGAAGACTACCTCATCGACATTCGCTTCAAGACCCGTGTGCAGCGTTCGCCGCGCGTCCTGGAGGTGGCTGAAGCCTTCGGCATCGGACTGGAAGACAAAGAGTTCGTGGTGTTCGACAAACTGAACCTGGAAGTCCCCAAAGGCAGCATCGTCTATATCACCGGCCAGTCCGGTGGCGGTAAATCTGTGCTGCTGCGCGAGCTTGCTGACCAAATGGCGGTGCGCGGACAGTCCGTCATCAATCTTGACTCCATCGTCTTTGAAGAGAAGTCCCTGATTGACCAGATCGGAACCGACACCAACAACGCTATCGAGCTGCTGGGGCGCGCCGGGATTAACGATGCGTATCTGTGGGTGCGCAAGCCCTCGGAACTCTCTGACGGGCAGCGTTACCGCTTCCGCCTGGCGAAAGCAATGGAGACTGGCAAAGAAGTCTGGGTGGCAGATGAATTCCTGGCGGTGCTCGACCGCACGGCTGCCAAGGTGATCGCTTTCTCGATGCAGAAGGCCGCGCGACGGGCCGGCGCCACGTTGGTCGTCGCCACAACCCACACCGACATGGTGGAAGACCTGTACCCCGATCTGGTGGTGGAGAAGCGCTTTCGGGAGAAGGTGCGGGTCGAAGCCTTCGAGCGCGCCGCGGAAACCGCC